ATGAGACCCACCTTAAGTGCCGAAGTGAACTCTCGCACAAATCCGGCGCGGTCGAGCCAGTAATCCAAAAGGGAACGCGTGAACAAACCCTGCTGATAACCAACCCGGGATTCCGCTTCGACCCCAAAAAAGTTACGCATGCGAACGAGCGCGCGACGAAAGGTCGCTGCTGCGCGGTCGACGGCTTGCCGTACCAGTGAGATGTTGACCTTTGATTGCCAGTTCGCTTTGCCGCTCCAGTCGTACTGACCGTTGTACAAATCCCAAGACTGCTTCCAGACGGCCTCACGAGGCCGCCGCGCCTCATCAGCGGCCGTGTAGACATGCGTGAAAAAGGCGAGAGCGGTCTCATCGTCCACCACGGCGGTTTTGGTCTTTTGCTTTGCACCTTCTTTTACCTCGTCTTGGGCGAGTTGTACGCCGGTATAGGTAGAACTATTTTGTGCCATGTTGGGTGTGTTCCTTTATTGAGTTAGCATTTCTGAAACCATAACTGGGAGATTTGATTTCGGGCACCGCAGTACCACTCAGGTCCATTTCCAGGACTCGCGTGGCCACATACTGTAGGGCGTCGGCCGGATGTGAGTAGATGTTTTTCTCGGGCTTTTCTCTGAGTTGTCCAGATACATTATAGGAATAGTGGTAGCCGCCGTCCATGCCACCGATGACCATGGGGCACGATGGGTCGATCAGCATCGCGGGCTCGCCGCGCACCACGCGACTCAGGAATTTGCGTACGGCCTTGAGACGCTCCGCCGGAACCTGCACCCCGGGAGTGACGTTCATGCGGTATGTCGACGTGTTCGCGAGCATCGACACGGCGGTACGTTCGTCGTTCGCCGAGCGGGCGAAACCTGCGGGGTCTACTACTTCGTAGTACTTGCGCGACCCCGGAAACCACTCAATGGATTTCGCAGCAACCTCTTCGAGAAACCGTTCGAGACCCATGCCCGATTCGCATATCTCTCGGAGCACCACCAATCGCATCCCCGGCCATAATTGGGTAAACACACATGCGGGATATAGACCGAAGTCCCATCCACGAATAATAGGTAGTTGTGACTGGGCCACGAGTGGCGCGGTAGAAACGTGGAAATTACGCTTGAAGTCTTCCGAGAAAACCGGCTTGCCTCGAAAACTTTGCCAGCGAATATTGTACTCGCGTTCGTAGTTAGCGACCGAAGTTCCTTTGCGTGCTTCCGTGACGAATGCGTCACTGTCCTTGGAAGGGTCGCTTGAAAAATGAACGAGCGCGACGTGAAAGCCGTTTTGTACATTGGTCCACTCCCATATGCCGCGCGTGGTGTTGGTGACGACGGCGCCCTGGGGTAGGTCCGGGACGTATGCGATGCCGCCCGGGTTGCCCAGTAGTACGGCCGCGAGTGGCGAGACGTTACTTGACATTGGTGGTGCCGCTGGTGGTTCGGACTATGTCACCATAAAAATAGGGGGAGGGCGCTGGCTGTGGCTGCATTACCGGCAGGTATGGCGCCATGGTAGGCTGCTGTCGGAACTGCAACGCCGGTAAGCAGGCGGCGCATGTGCAACGCCGCTCGTTCCACCCGCGTACAAACGACCACTTGGGATGATGCTGTCCTTCGTCAAACATTATTCCTCCGCTATGTTAAGCCAGGGTTTCATCGAACACGAGTTTTTTATATGGACCATCTTGTGCTGAAGAGACGATGGTGAGACGCCCCCCACCTTCGATAGTGGGCCGAGCAGCACCAAGCGTTTCCATGGCGTCACCCCAAAATGCAAATTCATCAAAAAGTAGCGCAGAAGCGGTGTACTGTCGAAGCTGAGCGGCCCCGCTTGGAAGGCCCATGATGTAGGAATCCAGTCCGGGAAACTCCAGCGCGCAATATTTTGAGCGCATGATCGGTTTAAGAATTGTCCCGTCTGGGATATTCGTGTACATGAATTCACACATACGGACCAGACCATCACTCTTTTGCTCCTTGTCGCTGACGATAAAGATCGCACGTCCTGGGTGAAACATAGCATACCACAAATGCAGGTAGCACATCAACCACGAAAGCATCATGCGCCGACTCTTGGGTACAAGCAACATGGGGTTTGCTTCCCATATCCGCGTGATCTGTTCGAGGTGTTGTTTCGGGGGAAACTGTTTTACCGGCGTCCGCGCGTCCGTCTGGTCAAGCGTAAAGATTTTGCCCTCGCGTATGGCGGCCCACGGGTCACTGTACCACCGCTTCATCGTGCGGGCGATCTCTTGGTCTTTGGTCAGTGTGGCCATTACACCAGGGTCCGTGCGCGATATGTCGGTGCGAGGTTGCGGCCGAACTCATCGGTCCCGAGTTCATTGATCTTGGCCCGCAGCCAATTGACGATAACGTAGCGTTGCTGGTCGGTCAGTTCGTTGGCCCGATGGATCGTGAGAATGCAGCGCCACTCCTGTGCGTCCAGATCGACGGGCGGCAGCGCCCGGGGCACCCGCGCCTTGCGGCGAGGTTTCTTAAGCGTCTTGATCGAGTCGCCCTTCGGCGACGGCGTTGGCGACGGCCGCGCCGATTTCCTCAAATTCCGCGTCTTCAAATGTTTCTCCCCCTTCATTAGTAGGTACGACTTGTGTGGCATGTGGTACGGTCACTGGGTCAGACGGCACAGCGTCGGTGGCTCCCAGACGATTGAGTTCGCGAATGATCGATTCAGCATCGGCGGTAACCGTGAGTCGCTTCTCAATTTTGACGTAGCCGCTTCGATCAAGTATCTCCACCGCAGCTCGAAGGCGGTTACCGGGAGATACCGCAGTACGCATAACGTCTCGGACAACGTCAAGAGCCTCACCTGCGAGGCGTTCCATGCGTACTCGAATGCTTCGATCGGCAATCTTCGCCTGAAGTTCGTACTCACGCTGAAACCTGGGTTGAAGGGACAGTGCATCCAGAGTCTGCCGCGCAAGCCCCATGTCGACACATATGCTCTTAGGTTCTTGTCGTTCGAGAAGGCGACGAAGGATTTCAAGTTCTTGTTCCCCCAACTCCTCGCGTTCGTACGTCCGCGCGTCCATAGAATAGGGCGTCGCTTGCGTATGTGGTACGAGCGGCGCCTGCGGCCGTGGCGGTCGACGTATCCTACCCATACGGCCAGAATAGCATGCGCGGCGTGGCATGTCAATGGGTCTCTGGTGGTATGGCCCTCGGCCCCATCCTCGGGGCTCGGGGCTGTCCGTAACGTGCACTGCTTCACCCGAGGGCGTGCGGCCCTAATGGCCGCCGCCCGACAGGTGAGTCGGTTTCCCCGACCGACGCCCCATGTCCGCATGTCCGCAAATTTTTACGGACATCACTCTCTTATAGGGCTAAAATTTGAGGTGTCCGCGATTTGTGTAACTATGTGAAAAGGCGGGGATATTTGGGCGAGAATGGACAAGCCCGCCACGAACGACCCGTGTAACGTCGCGAATTCGTTAGGGAAAAGTGCGGACAGGGTGAAGAAGTGCTTTCAAGTTCCCAGAACTTCCCGCCGTCTGCGGCGGCCGAAATGTTCATAGGTGGTGCGCCGGCGGGCCCAAAAACGCGTGGTGCGGTGTACGGCGCGCAGAATGTTCGCACGGCATTTGTGGCGTTGTGGTGTGGGGTGCATTTGTGGTATGTGGTAGGTGGTGCGAGAATGTTCACTGTGTGAACCTAAGTACGCAATTTTCTATGTGGTTTATCCCGGGGGGCGCATCGCCCCGGGGTACCCCCTAGGGTAGGGTGTGAGCGCCCGGCGTCGCCGGCGCATGCAAGATTTGTGCCAGTCGCTCGTGGCAACAATCGCACCAAATTCCTCCAATGGCACGGCATTTGCGACGCGCGGGTACGCGCTCGCGCACGTGCGCGAGTATGTGTGCGCGTATGGGCGTCGCAATCGGCGTGCCAACGGAATCGAACGCACTTTGCCGCACTTGCACGCATTTTGCCACACTTTGCCACCGTTTGCCACGTTTGTGACAACAGCAAGAAGCGTGCCGCGCGGTCGCAAACTCCCTAGCGCACCATAAAGTTCTCAAAAGTGCACTGGCACAAAAGTCGCTTTATCGGCGCTGCATGAACACAAACCCACACAACCAAATCGACGCCAATGCCCAGGAGATCAAGCGCCTTAAGGCCGCTCTAAGGCACAAGGCCAGAGAGCGCGAGATGGAAATCCTATTCCTACGCCAAGCGCTCAAGGCACGCGAGATACAAGCATCGCTTGGAGACGCACCTAAAGGCCTATGGAAGGGCCTGGACCATAACCATCTCTGCGAGCACTGCAATGAAACATGGCGTTGTGATTGCGACGAGGGCGACTACGTCGTAACGCAGCATGGGTGTGACGCGCAGCTCGCGGCAACGAGGCGCCTGGCCATAGCACTCTCTATGCCTTCACCTTGGGACGCGCCTTACCTATCACGTCAGGCCAAGCCACGCAAGCCGCGCGGCGCACCACAGCGCGACGCACTTCAGGCCCAAATAGTGGCAAACGAGGCAGAGATTCGCAAACTACGTAGCGAATTGAGAACCTAAGCCGGAATTACGCCGGACACATCACACACGGGAGGTTTTATGAATACAGAAGAAATCCTTGCGAAACGAGTGGCCGAATTGGAAGCCCTGAACGCGCAGCTCCGGGCCAAGGGAACGCCGAAAGTCCGCCTCAAGGTCTCTGAGAAGGGCGCGCTGAGCGTCTACGGGCTCGGACGGTTCCCCACGACCCTGTACCCAGAGCAGATGACCAGGTTGCTGGAGCACAGTGACGAGATCAAAACGTTCCTCACGGAGCACAAAGACGAGTTCTCTACCAAGAAGCCTGTCGAAGTTGCCCGCTTCTAGTCCCTTCCAATGCACGCCCTTCCTACGAGGGGCGTGACTGGAGATGATTGGTGGACATACTGGAATATCTCGAAAAGCATCTCACTAAGTTCTTTGCGGAGCATCCGACACTTAGTGACGAAGATAAGGTTAAACTGGTGATGCACGAAAGCCTTCACTGGCGTAAGGAAAGAGAATTAGGCATCTCATGAGTATTGATCACAAGGTCATACCACACGACTCGTGAACACTAACACAGGGCTCGTCCCAGTCACTTGTAGTCGGTCTGTGGCCTTGCGACCAATACTCATGGGCAATGGAGGTATGAGCATGAACGCATTTTGTTTGAAGCTTGGGCATTTGTGGCATCGGTTCAAGACAGGCGAGCAAAGCGAATACGAACAGTGTGAGCGTTGTCACATAACGAGATTGCACAGGGAGGTAGCGTGATGGCAAAGCGAAAAAAGCAAACACGACGTGCGAAGTACAACGAAGCCCCAAGCGGCTCATCGAAATATGGCCGCAAAGCCGCGTATCTTGCGGCAAAATCGCCCGATGATCGGGTTTGGGGTTTTCAAGTTCCCTCACCGAAACCTTGGGTCAAAAACTAGGGGGACCAATGGCAATATTTAGTGCATTGCTTGGTATCGTGGGTTATGGACTCGGCGCATGGGTCGCGATGATGCTGGTGTTCGCGTGTCTTAAGGCGCGGCGCACTCGTGTTTCGCTACGTAATGTGCGAAAATTCATGAGCAAGGGAGAATTCGATGCAAAGCATAACCGTTCGTATTAGTTTCAAGTCCGAGATTGTGCGTAACAGCGAGAGCATAGAGAAGTTTCGCACGCTCGTAGTGACCATGCTTCGTAAGGTCTTGCCTACAGGGCTCGTGGAAGTGGAGAGCGACGCGTGATTGTGCCGAGCGGGTATCACATCTATGGGTCCAAGATGACGCTACGCGAGGCCATAGACCATATCACCCGTGCCAAGCCCGAGGACAAGCGCTGGACCGACACATACATCGCATGGCTTATGTGTGACGACGAAGGCGTATATGCCAAGACATCCGAGGAAGCGTCGCATGCGACGTAGGCGCTGCGTCGAGTGTAAGGGCAAGAAACCCACGAAGCGTTGCTTTGTATGCTGGCCTGCACATCGTTCAATCTTTGCGGGGGGCTTGCGTAATATTTTTGTCTGTGCGCGGTGTGCCTGGTTACACGAAGTGTGGCACGAACTTAAGGAACACGCATGAAATCACTCATCGGAGTACCCGAACCACCCATTAAATTTGCCGCGTTGTGTGACTTCGTGTGGTGGTTGAAATGCAGCGGTGTGAGGCGCGACGCAGTGAAATGGTATGAGTTGCTGGGTAAGTACACGTGTGATGACAATGGTGTTTACACCAAATCGCCCTGAGCACCTAGGTAATGCGCTGTTGCTGCGTCTTTGCCGCGACTGCCACGAGGTGATGTATGTTGTGGCACAATGCTTGCAGGATGAGTGTTGTGTTTTAGATGCACATCACGTGGTAGGTTCGTGGTTGTGTGAGGGGTGCGTCCAGACCCACGAGATATGGCACGAACTCAAGGGACAGAAACGAGCAACCGATTGGATATACACATGGCCAAAGATGTAAAGGCAAAACCAACAACACACTGCCCTAACTGCGAGATGGAGCTGCGACAGCCCTCGCTGCGTCGCCACCTACACACACAGGGCTGTCGGGTCCATGGTCTGCATCTCAGATATGTAGCCCAGGGTTGGACTGACACATTCTACTTCGACCAAACGGTTCGCCGTAAGCAATGGCTATCTGCCATAAAGGGACCTCATGTTATGACTGCCGTCACGGGGCATTCACGGGGCGGCTGGGGACATCCAGCGCGTATCTGGTCACGTCACTATCTGCGTCAATCCATCGTAGACCTATATTACTCTCCGCAAATTACCGAGCAAGAGTTCGAGATGTGCTGTACCTTGCCCGAGAATAACCCACAATTTCAAGCCCTATGGACGTTAGTGCGCCTTGGAGGACCGAATGGCGGAACAAAATAACGAAGCACCGTCGGCGATTGACTTTTGCCCACCACGGAAGACACTAAAGCGCAAACCACGTATCTCATATCCGCATGTCGCATGTCCACACTGCGCGCGCATGATATGCCCAGGTGGCATGCGAACACATCAGCGCAGTCACGTGTGCCTCGCGCGGCAAAGCCGCAACACAATCCCCAAGGACTATGTGGTAATGCAGTACGACTCAAGGTCAACAATCTACGTGCTTACTAACAAGTGGCTGGACTTCACGGGCATGAAGAATATCCAGAGCTTTGTGACAGGCTATAGACGGCCCGGCTGGGGCCAATACGGACGCAACGTGTCAAGCTTTTTCATACATCACCAGCTTGAGGCGATTCTCACGTCGCCTAACATTTCGAGCGACGAGAAGCTGATTTCACTCTATCGTGACGTGGATTCACCCGAGTTCATCGCAGCGTACACAATGGCGGAGTTAATGCGATGAGTCGCAAACACTACACACTACTCGCGCACATCATACGGCAAGAGACCACGATGAAACAACTTGCACGTGAGTCCCTCGACGAAGAACGCGAGCTGGTGCGACACTTGTGCAATCTGCTCGGGCGCGACTATGAAAATTTCGACCGAAATAAGTTCACGGAGGCATGCGGCATATGAGCAAGCCACTATCTTGGAACGCGGAAGGCGAACGTATCTTGAACGAATGGCGGGAGTGCGGCTACCCAGCCGAAGGCGAGCTTCGCAATCGTGTTGCGGAGTGGGCCAAAGAGTCGCGGAGACGTATAGATGAAAAACTAATTCGAATGCTTCAACGGCATCCGAAACTGTGGGGTATCCGATGAGCAAGCTTAACTTCAAAGATTTCTTACGGCGCGCGCATGCGCAGGTCCACGATCCCGGTGCGGCCCGGGACCCATCGTACGTATTCAACATCGGCTACTCGCTGGGCAAGCTTACAGCGCACTATAAGCGCAAGATGAGCGACACCGAAGCGGAAGAGTTCGACCGAGGCATGGTTGATGGTTACGCTGTGGGCCATCTCACGAGACTCCAATGATGCACTCTCCAAAGTTTCCTGAAACCATTTATTGCCTAGAGTGTTTTAGCCCGTTGCGTCTACGAACAACAGCGCACGACAACCGCATCCCAGCAGTCACTGCGGCGCACCTATGTGATACTTGTTCGCACAAGGCCCGGGTAGGACGCTATGTCTGCACGCACTGCGCCAAAACGCATGGGATTATGCATGGACTCGTGGGTGACAGATATCCCTCAACGGCTCCCTCGGCATTATATGTTCAGTTATTTTGACGCATGAAACACTAACCCATAACCAAGGAGGAACACACGCATGGCAAGCAAACAAATCGAAGCACTCGCCCTGTTGATACAGGCGCGGGTACCGGCAATGGTCCAGGGGGAGCCCGGCACGGGCAAGACCAAGACCATAGGCGCAATCGTCGACGCGCTGCACGAGCCGCTCGCAACGTTCATTCCGGTGGTCCACGAGCCACAAGACATCGGCGGTTATCCCGTGCCACGCACGGACGCGAACGACCACACAACAATCCGTCTGGCGATAGTGGGTGGATGGCTTAACCCGATCCTCAAGGCCGGCAAGGGCACGATCTTCATTGACGAGATCACGTGCGCGCCCGCCATGATGATGGCCGCATGTCTCCGGCCGCTCGACTCACGCATGATCGGCGAGGAGCAACTCAGCGACGACGTTGCAATTGTGCTCGCATGTAACCCACCCGAACAGGCCGTGGGTGGGCAGCCCATACCGCCTCCGATGGCGAATCGTGTCGTATGGCTCGACTGGGCCGTTGACACGAACAGTGTCATCGAAGGCTTTCTCGGAGGCTGGGCCGAGCCGACGTTTCCCAGGTTGCCCAAAGACTGGCGGTCGCATCTATCAGGACAAGCAGCGCTCGTTGCGTCATTCTTCAAGCGCATGCCTCAGCATATGCAGCAACTGCCCAAGGACGAAGACAAGCGGTCGGGACCGTGGCCTTCGCTGCGTTCGTGGTACTCGCTCGCCATTCCGTGTCTTGCGGCGTGTGAAGCCACAGGGCAAGGCTGGGATATGAAGCTACTGTTACTTGCGGGTAGCGTTGGCACGGGCACGGCACAAGAGTTCATTACATGGATTAAGGCGCTTGACTTGCCTGATCCGTATGAGCTGCTCAAGAAGCCAGGAAAGTTCAAGGTATATCATGATCGGCCAGACAAAACCTTCGCCGTCCTTAACAGTGTGGTATCCGCAGCTGTACGTGAGCTTACTCCTGAAACCTGGAAAGCCGGCTGGGAAGTCCTGGCTATTGCCGCAAAAGACAATGCAACGGACCTTGCAGCGGCAGCAGCTCGCAATCTTGCGCTCGCGCGGGGAGGTCATAACTTGCCACTTTACCCCGAACTCACAGAACCGTACCTCCCGATTCTTGAGGCACAACGTAACCTCCGCAAGTCAATGAACAGATAAGGAGGAAACATGGAAGCAATTTTCGCGGTGACTGTATTCGCAATCTACGCTTTTACGGGGCCAGCAGTTGGCGTTATAATCCTATATGTAATACTGGCACGTGTATTGGTGAGTCTCGACTGAGTCCCTTCCACGACGTGGCCTTCCCGAGAGGGCCACGCATGGAGGTAACTTATGATTTTATGGCTAACAGCGTTGTATATATTGTGTATGCGCGAAAAGAATGCACCAAGAACGTGGTTTGAAACCGTGTACAGTTGTTTGGTGGCAATGTGTGGTGTTGTGTTTGAGATTATTGCAATTGCGTATCTAATGATGTAATATGGCTGGTATGGATGCTGCACATAGCGTATCATGTCTCATTTGCCATGATCCCGTAGGCAAGGGACCAGGTGTGCACCTGTTGCACAACAACAGTCCATACGAGAATCTTGCTTGGTATCAGGGCATATCAGCGCACACCAAGTGCATTAAGGCATGGATAGCCAGTACATCAGATACCACTCAGCACGACAACTTTGGCACAATGCGTACACTGGTGCTATTTAACGAACTCATCGCAAAGGAGAAGCCCTAATGGCAATACCCAAAAGCATACAGACTGCACGCATGTTCCTTGCAAGTGAGTACGACTACGTCGGCTCGCTCTTGTGGGCACTGCGGCCCCAAGAAGTGCCGGGGATGGGCACGATGGGCGTTGATCGCCACTGGCATTTGCTGTACGATCCCGACATCGATGCCAAGTGGAGCGAGCCCGAAGTGCTGGGCGTGTTGTTCCATGAGATCAACCACATACTGCGCAACCACTTGGATAACGGGCGCGCGGCCGCGTTCATTCACTGCACGCCTTTTCAATCGACGTGCAAGGAATGCCGCGAAACTGCCACGAGATTTAACATTTGTGGCGATCTTGAGATAAACCCAGGACTTCAGACGCTGGGCTTTAAGTTACCGGCGAATGGCCAGTTTCCCAAGAATTATGGACTGCCCGACAGCTTGCTTGCCGAAGAGTATTGGGACAAACTACCCAAGAACGTCGGCAAAGAAGGTCCCAGCTATGACGTAGGTGGGGGTAAGTGTGGTAGCTGCGCCGGCAACCCCGGTGAACACGAGAAGGGCGGAGGTAAGGGCTCAGGCGAGGGCGATGATGAGGGCGATGATGAGGGCGAGGGCTCGGGACTTGAGGGTATCTCCGCAGCTGAGCGCGAGTTGATTATTCGCGACGTTGCCAAGAAGATCGAAGCGGCAGCAAAGACACGAGGCAACGTACCTGCCGGGCTTGACCGCTGGGCCAACGACTACTTGCACCCCAAAGTACCATGGCGCCGTGAGCTACGCAACGCTACGCACCGCAACATCAACGAATGCGCCGGTAAGCGCGAGTATTCGTTCAAACGACCGCATCGCAGGCAAGGGCTCAGTGAGACCATTATGCCCACAATGAAGGATTTCTTTCCGCGTATTGGTGTGATTCGAGATACGAGCGGAAGCATGAACGACAAGGACATTGCAAAGGGAATCGCAGAGACTCGCGGGATACTGAAAGAAATGGGCGGTGAAGTCATTGACATCGAAGTCGATTGTGCCGTACATGGTGTCAAGAAGATCAAGAATGTACGTGAGGTAATGCTTAAGGGGGGCGGCGGAACGGACATGGGTGTGGGCATCCGACATGCCGACACGCTGCGACCCAAGCTCGATGTGTGCGTGGTGCTGACGGACGGCGAGACACCGTGGCCCGCGTCACCGCCATCGTTCAAGGTCATTGTGGTACTCACGCGTAGTGGTAGCGAAGGTAGTGTGCCGTCGTGGTGCAAGACAATCCTCATCAACGACTGAGGAAGAAAGTCAGACTATGCCTAGATCGCGGCCAAAAAACAACATAGTACGCGCATCAAGTGCACTTGAGATGGCGCGTAGTCTATGTGGGGTGTATTCATTTGAGTGTGCTGAGTGCCGCCACGTAGAATTGTCGACCTATTGTTATAACTGCATCAGCAAGGGGGGCGCCGGAGAACCCCTAGTTTCGTCACGATATTGCTGTCGTTGCATCGTGTCGCACCACGCCTGGCACGAACTCATGGACCCGAGCCAAAATATGTTTATCCAAGAAGATTTAGACTGGGCGAAGGAGGAAAGCAAATATGCCAGCGAAACCAAAACCCACAGACGACGAGTACTCGCACCTGCACCTCGAAATCGAAACCGTCGTGCTAAACGAAGTGCGGCGCCTTAACCCGGGATACGGTGACGTTTCTCGCGTGATACGGGCGCTGTTAAAAGAGTATCTACGCCATGCACGGCGAAAGTAATCTTTGTCCGCACGTGATTGTCCTACCGACTAGCCGTCAAGAAGGTCGCAAGACATGGTGTGGAGTCTTTGGATGCCCCTATAGATCATGCGATGAGTGCTATGAGGCCCATATATTGAGTGTGCATTTCTTCGCGGCCCCCTCAGCCTTTCGCACCACCGAGAATTATGAGTCGGCCCAACCCCGGGGGTATTGGGCAGAGAGGATTTGCCGTGGTAAATTCGCCTAGCTGTAACCACGTAACGGGCATGCACGCTCATCAGCTACAGTGCGGTCGCATGCACTGTAACTCGCTGCAATGCGACGAATGCTATGAAGGGCATGTATTCGAAGCGCATTTCTTCGCGAATGTGCCTGACGATGAGTGGCGTGACGTGCCAAGTCTCTATATTCCGAGTGTAGTAAAACGTGCGCAGCGTGGTAAGGAATTGTGTTATGGACATACGACACCACCTAGGACTCTTGGCTTTAGAGAAGGAAAATGAGGCCAGCGGTCTTATCCGCATCATTGCGGACCAGGCGCGGCGTACGGCGCAACGCCTTGAGGGCCAGATCAAGACGGCGAAAGAACGTGCGCCCAAGAAACCGAAGGTAAAGAAAAAGCCCAAACTGCCCAAGGTGAAAGTGGCAAAGCCACGCAAACCAAGGGCTAAGAAGAAACCCATAACCCAGGAGGAAGCATGAGACCACACGAAGAGGCGTTACTCAAGGCCAACGCCGAGACGATGCAGTTCAAGGCCCTATATTTCCAGGCACGCGATGAGATACGCAAGGCAAACAAAGGACTTGCGCGACTCAGCCGCAGCAACCAGGTACTGCGGGATAAGATTTTGGCGCTGCTTGCGGGCAGTGCGGCGGCGCGCGGTGTCGCCATAGACAGGGAACTCGCCGATATGTTTCGTAATTCGGGCGTGCATGTTCCGCGCAATGGCAACGGAGCCGTGCATGTGTAGACACGAGTGGGCCTGGCAGACACGGCGCGCCCATTGGTGGAGCGCCGTGCGCATTACTTGGTATTGGTGCATAAAGTGTGGCCGCATGGAAACTCGGGAGGACGCATGAGCATAATTGAATGTGATGCAACAGCAATCGGGCTGTTCAAGGATTGTCCGCGCAAGTACGACCTGCGCATTAACCAAGGACTGGTACCCAAGGCACGCGCGGGAGGCGGCCGGGGATTTGGAGGCACCCTTCACAAGGGTCGCGAGGTGTGGCGCTCGGCCCTAATGAACAAGCACTTGCCACAACATGCCTACGAAGAGGGTCTTCAGGCCATGCGTGATGAGTGGAACGCCTCGTTCGGTGGAGGAATCGTCGATGAGAAACGTTCGTTGGCCAATGCCGAAGCCCTTTTTTCGGGCTACGTCTCCAAATTTAGTTCGCACAATTACGTACCCCTCGCCATCGAAGAGCCTTTCTCCATCGATGTGGGTACGACTCCCGCAGGGCATGTGGTCCGCCGGACCGGACTCATGGATGAATACTGTGAGTTCAATGGGCGCCGGTATGTACTTGATCTCAAGACCAGTTCCGTCTATCCCGGAGGCTCGTGGATGGATGCGTGGCGCACCGCCGAACAATTTCTCGGGTATATGTACTGTGCTCGACGAATACACGGTGCTTGTGATGGAGTCATTGTGCATGGCATCTGGGTCCATACGCCTCCGAAGCGCAGTGGGAACAAGTATAAGTTCGATGATTACTTCACCGCCGACATCGTCAGCTTTTCTGATGGCCAGCTGGAAGAGTGGCACAAGGACTTCTTGGATACCGTAGACCGACGCGAAGAAGCACGCGCCCGGGGTCACTGGTCGCCTAACCTTAACACCGCATGCAAGACAGTGTACGGCTTATGCGATTTCCATAAGTGGTGCTCCTCCACCCCCGAGATACGGCCCCAAGTCGAGAGTATCTACTACGCACACCAGGCATGGCAACCCCTGGCGGCAACGCGCCTTGGCGAGTTGAGCGACGTGGAGGTACCGTGATGTTACCATGCTGTAGTTGTGGCAAGCCCATGACACCGGACCAAGACATCGTGTATTGGGCGGAATATCCAAGTGGCGACAAAGAGTTTACACACTACGAATGCGGCCTTGATTTTTTTGACTTTGCATCACTACGTGGCTATCCCAGGTTGCGCCACAGACTACGCAGTGAGTGGGGCACTACCCTATGGAGCATACCACGCACTTTCGAGCATCGCTACGTGCTGCACCGACTATTGGCTGAATATGAAAATGACCTAATACAGAAAGGACTACTTCCAAATGACAAAGAGAAAACACAAGCGTCAAGCGAGGAAGACGAATGCTCCCGACAGGTTCCATGAGCTGCTTGCGGAAATCGGGCGTCTCCATGACGCGAAGAATCTCGACTATGCAGGGGGATGTCGGCAGGGACCCTTGGGGAACTTCGACCGCGTCTCGACCCTTGTCCAGATGTATCCGGCGTCCGGCGCGTGGAGCAACCCAAGTGGCATTGCGCTCACGTATATGCTCAAGCAACTTGACGCGGCGCTCGTAATGTTTACGACGGGAAAACAGAGCGTGACGGGCGAGGGGCTGCGCGAGCGGTTGCGCGACATCGCCACGTATGCTATGATCCTTGAACTGTTGGCTGAAAGGGAGGAAAAATGAGTGGCCACAAATTGCCCGCCTGGCGCTATTGGAGTTCGCAGCGTTGGCTTATCGGGTGGAACGTGCATGAAATTGCATTGCCCTTGTTGTTTCACTGGAACAAGTACAGCATCAGCCTGGTAATATTTATTTTCGAGGTTGGTTATAGGAGGAAACAAAAATGAATGGCAGTCAACTCATGCAGGACAAAAACAAACGTGTATTACTTTACTCACGCAGCGGCGGCGGCAAAACATCCCTGGTTGGAAAGGCGCTTGAAGTTGAGACCATGTGTCCGCTCTACGTATTCGACTTCGACTTACGTATCAATTCGATATTGGCGGTTGTGGACCACGCACGCATCGTTTCACAGCTCACGTACGACCAGTACCGTGATGGGACTCAGCCGGGGTCGGCTTTTACGAATGCCGAAACGAAACTTCGCGACCTTGCTGCCACCATCAAAAACGGCACGGGTCCCAAAACCGTGGCGCTCGACTCACTTACGTTCATGGAAAAATCTGTCGCGTCACGCGTACTGATGATGAATGGCAAGCCGGCGAACTCACCGCTCGACCTTCAGCACTACAAAACCATCATCTCGCAGATCGAGGATTTCATCTCGAAGTTGTGCGCGCTCGACTGCAACATCATCGTGACGGCGCACGAAGGTCTCGACAAAGACGACATCACGGGCGCTGTATCCAGGGGGATACGCGTCGTCGGCAAGGCATTGCCGAGCGTGCTGCCCGGCTACTTCAACGAGTTGTGGTACGCCGAAGTCGTCACGGGAACGATCCAAAATCCGGCACCACAATATCGCATACGCACTCAACCCACGGCACAAATCATGGCGCGCAGCATCTACACTGGCAGGATCGACGCTCTCGAAACCCAAGACATCTGGAAGAAACTCGAAGCGGCGGACGCAGTGTCAGCGCTTGCGTGTCCATAGAAAGGAGAAACATATGGTAAAAGTAAAGACCCTAGAAGAACGCGTCGCAAGGGGCGTGAAGTTCATGAACACCCAGTACGGTCGCTGGTGGCTACGTCAAATAGACCCCGAAGTACTGGCGTTGCATTGTGGCACGGCATGTATCATCGGTCAAGTCGAAGGTGAGTTTACTCGGGATAATCTCGCCAAAATTGGCCTTGATTTACACACAGCGAAAGAATTCGGCTTGGATTTGTTCGACGAAGATTGCGGTGATAGCGGCTGGAACGGGAACGAATCTGAGCAACTTTGGACGCGCCTTACCAACGTATGGCGCCGAGCCATCAAGCGCGAGAAGAAACTCTGGTCAAAAGAGTAGTTCGAAATATAGGCGTGCTCAACACAGGAGGAAATCGAATGGCAAAAATTAACATGGACCTGCGTGAAATCAAAGAGAAAGGCCCCCTCACACCGGGCGTGTATACGTTCACGGTGCGCAAAGTCGGCCTGGAGAAGACTCGCGCCCAGGATGCGGACATGGTTGCGATGGAGTTGGTTCCCCAGGAATCTCCTAGCGATCTCGTGTTCCATCGCTATACGCTGAAGCCGGGCATCCTTGCTTCGGGCGATACGGACAAATCGCTCAAGCGGTTCCTGGACGTGCTGGCGATTCCGTACGATGCGGATTTCGACACCGACGTTCTCTTTGGTTTGAGCTTTCGTGGTACGGTCAAACACGAAGTTTATAATGGCAAGACCCAAGCGCGTATCGAGAACGTTCTCGGCCGCTAGTCCCGGATTGACGATTGCCCCTTGAGTGGTGCGCTTCGTCCGTGGGATGCGCATACGTAATAACGCATATTCCTTAGGGAGGAAAAATGAACATGGCAAAGAATGATCCAATGACTGCATCGAAGTTACAGGCGCAGGGTGCGGTGGCTTCTGGCCACCTCGTCACAGGCATCACCGTTTCCAAGAATCTCGACGCACAACCAAACGACAACTGGGTGTTTCGTACTCTCGCGATGGGCGGCTGGGACTACGAGGCGAACCCGATTCTTGTAGTCACGACACTCGAACTCGTCAAGGACGAGAACACTGGCAAGATGATCGGCTCGAACGTCATATTCGATTTCGTCGACCCACGCAAGCCCTCGCAGCGCGTCGCCGTAATGACCAAGTCACTGATCGAAGTGCTCGACCAGATCAAATCGGCATACACAATGGAGGCCCTAGCCTCGGGAGGCAAACCATAATGGACGCGAACGAAACCGTTGTGATTCCCGAAACACCCCCGACTGCCGAGGAGTTGCAGGAACTACGTGACGAAATCCTGGAGGCAGCATTCATGAAGCTGCTCGTCATGGGCCAGGCGATGGGCAAGATAGCTGAAGACCCGACACGCGAAGAGACCATTGCCTTTGTTACCAACCACGCCGCTAAGATTTGGGACGACTACCAAGTCTACAAAGCGGAACAAACCGCGAACGTCACAGAAGCGACGTTCGTAGAGGAGGAACCCAAAGATGCGTCATCTAACTAAAATATTTCTCGGGGCAGGGCTGGCCTTCGCCCTCGCGGGGTGCAGCGCGAGTACCAAAATTGTTGGTACCACTACTCTACCCACGTCAGGTAAGATTATCGACACTGTCCAGCATCGCTCCGACTCGCATGGGTGCGCCGAACTCGTGGTCCTACAGACATTCGACAGCAGCGGTCAACTCATCGACTCCCAACAGGGTCGCGCGCGCTCCCTTCCCTGCACACTGGTTGAGGTGGGAATTGAGTCAGGGTCACGCGTCGGTAGTGCGGCCATTATCGCCCGTGGTATGGTGGGCGCAGCGAAGGCCACACGGCCCGACAACGTAGACATCAGCAATAGTAACTTACAAGCCCAGGGTCAAGCGCAGTCACAGGGCCAAAGCCAGGGCCAATACAGCACCAACAAGAATAACAACGTGTGGCGCGGCGGCAATGTCCACAGCGGAGGCGGCGAAGGCGGAGGGGGTGACGGCGGCCACGGCAACAACGGTAACGGCAACGGTAGCGGCGACGGCAGTAACCCCGGCACCGACCATCACCACGACAACGGTGATAACAACT